GAACGGCGTCCATTCAATGAGGCTTGCTTCTTTGCAGCCTGACGGTTGAAGATACCACGCTCACCTGACTTACTCTCATACAAGGCAAGCCACTCACGCATGAACGTACCCATCTGTGGCTTCTCTTTGTAGGCAACGCTGTTGTTAGCCAGCGCACGTTGCCCCTCGTTCTCCCACCACTGACCTGCTTTGGCATGACGCATCTGGTCATCATTGAGGTTAGACAGTGAGATGAGTGCGCTGCGTCTGACGCCCCCGACGACAACAACTTCACCAATCTTGCACATGAGGTCATGGCATTCAATAGGGTACAGGCGACGACCTGCTGCCTTCTTGAACATGTCCACAGTAAACTGGAACAATTCCTCAAGTGGGGCTGGGCCACTTGCTCTACCGCCAAAGGTCTTGAGACGTGCGCCAGCAGGGCGAACCTCTGACGTATCCCATTGGGGTACTTGTCCTGCGTACAGGAGTGACACGAGTTCACGCAGGGACTTGGCCCAGCCCGGACGAGAATCGCCAACCTTGATAACGGTATCTGTACTGTGCATATCTTCGTTGACGATTGGCAGCTTATCCGTGTGATGACGTTCCACGGAGAAGCCTACACCAGTGCCGCACATGAGGATATACATAGTCTCGTCAAAGGCACGAGGGTTATCCACAGGTACATACGAGCAGTTGTAACCGCCGACATGACATCGGTCAAGTGCAGGGCCAGCGGTCATCAATGCTCTCATACTTGGCATGATGTCTTGGTCAAGCACAGCAGTCTCAAGTTCGCCACGCAGATCGTCTGGCATGGCGTAGTTATGTTTATCTTTGAGATGCTTGCTCATGTAATCAAAGTATCGCTCGACTGTTTCCATCCAAGTCTCGCGACGCTGCTCATCCTCTTTCCACCGAGCGTAGCGAGAAAGGGCTATAAAGTTCTGATAGTCTGTAGGCAGATAATTGTTCATTGTGTCACTCCGTTATAGTTCTAATATGCCTAATGTCTGCGCCGTCTACATCATAGAAATACTCGCGCAAACCATCTTCAATCTCTGCCCCCACATCTTCATCTGCAGGGACAGGATATTCTTCGGGGTCTATCTCAATCGTGATAAAGACCTTAACTCTCATCGTAGCAGCCTTCTACTTCCTCTATCAGCTTGGTTAGATACCACTGTGCTTTCTTGAGGTCTTCTGTACCATTCTTGTAGCGGTAACGCCACAGATACTTCAGGATGTTGCCCTGTAAGTAATACTCATAGCCATCACCTGTAGAAGCGCGGATGGCGTCAATGCACTCGACTCCAGTCTTGTTGTAGTGAGGTGGACTGTTGACCATATCGGTTTGTTGCGCAGCCCAATTAGCGTTTGCCATGCTTTGAAGGCTTGCCATGCTCTCTTCCTTTGCTTTCATCCTCATAAACTCCTCATGTCTCATCAGGCGCTGCCTTTGGTTTTGCTTCCGAAATTAAGGTGTACGATATTACCATCTCCTTGGGTAATTTCAAGTGACAACTCTTCTTGGCCGTCATCTTCCTCATCTTCTTGACGCATAACAAAATCATGAGCCATTTGACCAAACTCTGCATGGTTCTCCATGATAGGAACAGATGCACAAACCATCTTGCATAGATGCATAATCTGCCCGTAGTCATCGTCGTCTAGATCATTGTCACCGGCAGATAGAATCGATACGTCGATCTGTCCTGTCCATTCTTGTTTTTCCATGATAGGGCGAATCCTAATCAGAAAGTCTTCATCATCGATATAGTCTTTAAAGGTCATTGGTCATCTCCTTTTCACTTTGTTGCCACCAAACTTGATAAACTTAGGATGTTTGTTCTTGCCTTTTTCGTTGAGCCAATCTTCTGGAATGATCCTATCATAGTACTTAAAGCCATACTTGATGCACCATTGTCCGTACGTAGACTTAGCACCCTTACGTAACTTACGTCTACTATTCTCGAATACAAACCGAATGTCAAGAGTAGGGTGCTGCTTTTTTACAGCTAAATGTTTGCGGCGATCTGCCGCAGTGAACATGCCCTTCGTCTCAATGATTATTCCGTTGTGCAGCACGAAGTCTGGAGTATAAGTGCGGTACGCAAGGTCTTCCCACTCAATCTTGAGTTTCTCGTAGTCGTATGTAACTTTGAGTTCATCAAGATAAAGAGACAGCTTGTGTTCAAGCCCACTCCTGTACCCATACTTTCGTGCTGCACGAAATGCTGCGTGACTAGGCATATTCGTCTGCCAAACTCACGTACGCTACTGTCTTCGGCTGCTTTGCCTGTGAGGCAACGGCAGGACGTTCCTCAAGTCCGGGCCAACAAGAGAACCGATATCTACAGAAACCACACTCTGTGCCTAGAACCATGTTTCCTGTAGGATTTCCTCTGAAAGTCTCAGGCACAGGGTCAAAGCAGCGTTCAAATCTGTTTTCTTCAACCGTTGCCGCCGTCTGCTTAATATTGTCGATTTGTTCGTCGATGTCAATACCTTCCGCCGGAACATATTTGAATTGACCATTTGCTTTGTTCACTACCCACCAGCCGCCAGCACGTTTGCCGGAAGCCTTTGCGTAGCCAGCAAGCTGTGCTACATACCCAAAAGCATCACCCTGTCTAAGAGTATCGAAGGATTCAAACTTGTGAGTATAAGACCAATTAGAGGCTGACTTGATATCATCAACAGCATCATCAATAACAATATCATAGGAACCATCGATGGATGTATTGTCATCAATCTCAAGTGTAACCTTTGCAGTATCTTCATACTTAACTCCCGCTTCTTTGAGGAGACCTTTGAAGACAGCTTCAACGATGTCTCCAAGCATCATGTTCATCACAAACGTCGTTGGCAGAGGTAACGCTTTCTCTGGCTCATTCTTTTCAAACCAAAGTTGACAGGCTGGCCTACCCACATTTGACATACGTAGACCAAACCTATCACGCTTGTTGCCCCCACCAAACTGACGTGCAACAGAATCCATGACATCCGTGCCAATCTGTTTGATTGTCTCAGATGACATAGTGGATTTGCCATTAGCGGCATCCTCCATATACTGATGCAGGGCCAGTTCAGCAGGGTGCTTCATTAGGCTGCTTCCTCTTCGTCTACTTCGACATCTACGAGATCATCTACAATCTCCATATCATCGTCATCAATTTGCGAATTGGCTTTCTCTGCCCACGAATTTGCGATGTAGGTATTGTAGTTGTCCGTCCACGACATGAAGTCACCAAACATAGTATGTTCAGCTTCTGTGATGTCGAGAGTCTTAGACAAATCAAGAGACACGACAGGTACGTAGAAGCTATTGCCGTTTGGCAGCTTACGTTCTTCCGTGTTGGCCGTAATGATGTGCTGGATTGGAAGCCGCTGCATCTTTGCCAGCTTGGTCATAGAGTCACCAACCAGCTTGAATGCGTCGCGATTGTCAATCTCCCAGATGAATGGGCTTTGATCAACGGTTACTTCTTCTCCCTTCTCATTAGTAGCACCAATGAGAGTTACCTCACCGAGAATAACGCGGACACGCTTGATCTGCTTGATAAGGTCTTTCGTCTTATCCGGCAGGGCATTGAAGTCCTTGATATAGCCAGCGGGTTTGCCACAGTTAAAGCCACCGTCATTGTCCTTCAAATCCATATTTAGATTGTCGGCCATGATAGTCTTGATGTAGCGGTTGGGCATCTTGTCATTGCCCTTCATAAAACGCTTGTACATATAACGCTGCAGGTACGGGCGAATCTTGACAGAGGTAGCGTAGTACATAGGGCCATCTGGAATCTCCAGACGATATGCACCAGCCTGTACTACTTCCATGTTGACCTTCTTACCACCTACATCCCCTTCTCCCATGATGGGAGAGTGTGAGATGCGAAGACGCGGCAAGCTGCTGCTCTTCTGCGAGGTGTTAGTCTCATTTGCAATACCCATTGCCTTTGCCATCATGGCGTAGTTGTTGGTATCGATTGTTGTCAGTTCCATATTTTATACTCCTTCTTTGAGTTGGAAAGCATAGTTATATCACGACACGTCTTTCGTGTCAAGCCAGTTGGGGCCGATTTTTGCCTCTAGTAATAGTGGTACATTGAATACTAACCCCCAACGTATAGTAATCAAGTCAGGCAACTCCCTGTTTGTCTGTGCAATCACCTCAATAACATTCCTTTCTTCGTCTGGGTGAACGTCAATGACAATAGAGTCATGAACAGTGTTTACTACGCATGACTTCATGTTGTCAAGCAACTTATCGATATGCAGAAGTGCAACAGGAACAATATCCGCTGTAGCAAAAGACTGCACTGGATAATTCTTGATCTGCGTGAAGTGAGAGATTCGTCCGCTAGGCTTCCGGTGGACTGTAGGAAACGCAAACTCACGACCAGAGGGCGTCACAATCTTACGTGTGCTTAGAGCCTCTTTAGCCAGTTTGGTATGCCATACCCCAATCTCTTTGTACTTCTCTGTGAAGTGTTCGTAATACTTCGCTTCCGCTGCAGTTCGCCCAAATCCCGTTGCGCCATAAAGCGGAGCAAACGTATGCGCCTTTGCAGTCTGGCGATCCGTAGGTTGACCAGCATCTGTAATAACTTGAGCGGTGTATGAGTGTACATCAAATCCAGTAGATACTTCTTCAATAGCAACTCCATCCTGTGAGAGATAAGCCGCTGTGCGAAACTCTAGCTGTGCAAAGTCGGCTTCCATGATCTTGCCTCCGTCGAAGCGAGATACGAATACTTTTTTGACAGGGAACGTACCGCCACGCGGCATGTTCTGCATGTTAGGATCAGCACCAGAGAAACGACCAGTAGCAGTGCGGTGCTGTAGCAGACGTACGTGCAGCTTACCATCCTGTTTTGTGTGCGTTCGGATGCCATCCACAAATGACGAGAGGTATGTCTCTACAGCAGAGAGGCGTCGAACTTTTGACAGAAAATCAACGGCATCTGTCATTCCTTTGACACGTGCTGCTGCTTCCAACGTCTGTAGGTTCTGTTTGCTAGTGCTAAATCCGTTTGCAGACCCCCACTTAGATGATGGCGGTTTGAATCGTAGACCCGCAAGACTAGACAAATTATCAAGAGTATAGCCGTTGCCGTTACATGACTTGCAACGTGTTGCCTTCGCGTAGGGTGTACCATCTTTCTTCACCTTTCGTATGTGACCTGAACCACTACATTCACCACATTGTGTTGCCTTAGTCTTGTACAGCTTTTCAGTTCCACCAGATATGAGGCTGCGGAAATCGGAATCACTCATGTATTGGTCAATGGCATTAGCCCAATACTGTTTGTCTGTAACACGACGGCTGTACACAACCCAAGACAACTGCTCTGGACTGTTCAGATTGATAGGAGTGTCGCCCATCAGTTTACAAACGTGTTCTTGAAGTTCGTGTTGCAGTACATCCCGCTCATGCTCAAACTCACTACGCACACTGTCAAGAACATCCAGATCAACTGTGAAGCCTCGTTGATAGATACGAGCAAGACACACAGCAACCTGATTGGTCAGATCAATGGTCTTCATCAGACCGCTGTTCTCCTGCTGATTAAGCATTCGCATCTGACGATCTGCAAGTTGCTGCGTAGCATAAAGATCAGAGATCAGATACTCCGTAAGTTCATTGTATGGTATGTCGCGGGTACTGACACCCTTCGCAAAATACTCCTTGAGAGTGTCTTGCTTCTTGCTGTCAAGATCATGACGCTCTGCACATGCCTCAAGAGACAGTGGCTCTTTAACACCGCGCTGAATGACATACTCTGCCAGCATCGTGTCGAACACAGGTCCATCATACTTGAAGCCCGACTCCCACAGCCACAGCAGGTCATGCGCTGCGTTGTGACAGATAAGCACAGTAGCTTCATCCAAGAACCACTGCACACGTTCATAATGATCTTCCTGATTGGGACGATCCGCATGGTCAAAAGGAAACGTAACACAAACATCTTGATCGGTAAGAACACCAACCATGACAAGCGTATTGTCTGGCTCAAACGGATCAAGATGCTTCTTGCCTCCGCGTGTTGTAATCGTGTTCTCTACATCAAGTGTTAGTTTCATAACTTGTCTCCTAGCTGATCTATGCGAACATTGTAACAGTCAGCCTTGACTGTATAGTTGTTCGATGGGTCAACATCACCCTTCCGTAAGAAGGTAGCTTTATCGAAGTAGTCCTGCTTTGTCAATACCCCAAGAAACCATCCTACAGAAAAGTCGTTCAGCACACGAACAAATGCGTATGCGTCACAGTCCTGCTTCGTGTTGAACTTGGCAATGCTACACTCGTAATGTGGCAGAGGCTTTACAGATGTCTGCTTCGTCTTCACATCCACCCGCGTGTCTCCAACCTTCATGTCGTAGTCATAGGTATTCTCCCACTCACCCCCAAGAACTGAAAGGGCCAACTGTTCGCCTATAAAGCCCGACATGTTGCCTTTCCCCTTGAGGATGGAGTTGTGTAGCTTGCCCATCTCTACGGCCTTCTCACGAGCCTTGATGAGCATTTCGTCTGTTATCTGTACTTCTATCATATCGATGTATACCTCGCTGTTTGATATTCCAATTCACAATCCGCTACGCCGTGCCAGCCTGACAGCTTGTTCTTGACGACGTTCAGATGCCGCTGTGGGTCTTCTTCGATCTGCGACGAAGTGTCGCCGCTGGTCATTGGGTTCTTCGCAATCATAATCATGAGATCAGCTTCCGCTGCCTTACCGGTACGAGAGCCTTCCATCATTGACTGATTGAGAAGAACCTTTCCTTCCGCCTCTGCAGATAGCTGCGACATGTAGAATACAACGCAGTCGTATTCTTTCGCAATCATACGTGCATGGATGGCATTGGCCTTGAGAGCCTCGTCAGTACGAGCGAAACCACCTGTCGTGGCGAACTTGTCACCCATGTCCAGAAGAACAACATCAGGCTTGTAGGACTTACATACAGACTCAACCCACGCCATGTTCCTGCCAGTAGCATCCTTGATCTTGATGCGTTCTTTGACAGGGGCATACAGATCACGAGCCTTGCTCGGATTATCCTTGATCTGACGCATCGTCATACCTGTAGCTGCTGTGAGGTATCGCGCACCTACACGGTGATACCCCTCTTCGTTACAGAGTATAATGCAGTTAGCCCCCTGATGCGCAAAGCCGCCCGGTGCCGCGATTAAGCTGGCATGGAATGATGTCTTTCCGGTGTTGGGCCGTGCGCCGATCTCAACAAGATGACCGCCATTAACGCCTTCAACCTGACGGCAAAGAGACGCAATGTTGAATGTCCAACGTGCTTCAAGATCAGCTTTGCTCATGAGTGTCTCAAGTTCGATGTCTTCCCACTCAATATTGAGATTGGGTGTGAAGTCATCTCCGTACTGCTCTAACAACATGCGAAGAGGCTCAAGACTTGTCTTATCGCCATTCACATAGTCAAAGCCCAGATTCGCAATGTCCTCACCAATGACCTGCTGGAACAGCTTGGACAGCACCTCCTGTGCAATGTCATTACCCATAGGCTTCTCGTTCTTGATCTGCTTGAACAAGGAAGAGAAAGCAGTCTTCTGTGCAGTAGTGAGTGTAGGATTGTTCGACATGAACAACGCCTCAATCTCATCAGGCAACACGGTACGTTCGTACTTATCCATAGCCACATCGATAGTGGCTTTGATCTTACGAACATCCTTGCTGAACAGCCGGTCAGGACACTTTGCGCCACGATGGTCATCGTAGAACTCTTTGTCCATCAGGCTACGTATTAGTGATAGTTCCATATTCCGCTCCTATGTTGGTCAATCTTTCGATGTCTGTTGGGTTACGATACTTCAAATCGTCTGTCAAGCGGAGGACACGTACATCTTTCACGTGCCCTCGTAGTTCTTTGGCAGCGGCCAAGGTCTTGGGAAGTGCATCGGGGTCTAATGCAATAACGGCTGTTGAGAACTGCGAGAGATACCTCTTGTGCGATTCTTGCAATGACGTACCCAACACAGCAACCCCAACGAATACATCACCACCAACAACGGCGGCACTCAGGCAGTCCTCAACAACCACAGCTACAGTACCATGACCGTAGCTGTATGGCAAGCCACTTTTTCCGTACCGACGCCATTTAGGTAGACGCTTACCCAATGACCGGCCAGTGGCATCAACAATACGGCCTTCATGCACAATAGGAAATACCATGCGGTTCTCCT